CTACACGTAAGGAGTCGTCGGCAGCGTCAGATGTGTATAAGAGACAGAATCAAGTGAGGCACTAAATCTTGCGAGGTCTGCTTCTGAATCAGCAATCGTCTTCAATGCTGGCTGAAGCCTTGCGCCGTTTTCACCAAGCACAACAAGAGCAGTTGCCGAACGTGTCGCAGGATCTTCGATACCTTGCAACCCAACTGCAATCCTCTTGAAGATTTCCTCAGGGGATTGAGATGCAAGATCTGCCGTGCTGATCCCTAGTTTCTCAAACGCTTCGATAGACGACTTCGCTCCACCGCGTGCCGCCTCAATGTTTCGCAGCAATGCCGTGAACGCGACTCGCAGGCTGTCAATGCTTTCGCCTGTCCTTGATGCGGCGACTTCAAGAATCTGGACAAACCCGAACGACGTTCCAAGTTTGCTTGCTTCGACGCCGATCCGCTCAACGTAATCCTCAAGCATCACGAGTGCTGGAGTTGACGCCGCTGCTGCCGCACCGACGCTGTAGAGGGTCGTTGCAAGGGCTCCCATAGGAACGATTGTCCTGACAGCCTGCATTGCGAGGCCACGCATGACAGTGCCGCCAATACCGCCAAGAACGCTTCCGCTCGCTGCTGTCGCAGCAGTCAAGGCTAGGTTCCGTTTCGTGAGAACCTGATAGGAAGTTGCGACTGCCGTCGTCGCCTTTGCGAGATCACCAAGGGCAACCGAAGTTCTGATCGACGTTCGCTCCATCGCATCGAGTTGCATCGCGAGGAGTTCAACCGCCTCGGCGAGCAACGCGATAATGATGTCGAGTTTCTCAGTCGCACCGCCGAGGCTATCTAATGTCTCGACGGTCTTCTGCACGCCCTTCGTCAGACCAGTAGAGTCTGCCGTGATTTTCATCGCCAAGCCAACTGCGGTTGCCATCACTCACCTCGCAGTTGTCGTCGCAGTTCCTCCAGTGCTGCTTGCATCTGGAGTTCGTGCTGTGGAGGCTTCTCGATCGGCACGAAGTCGATAGGCTTCGGCGGTTTCGACTTGCCTGAATACGGTGCAAGCATCGCGGACGCAAGGATGCCTGTCTGATGCCAAGAGTCTTGCAGCGGCATGAAGAAACGATGGACGGCCATCCATTCGCTCAACTCCGTACTGCTCATCTTGTCGCATAACTCAGCCACCGTCATTCCGAGTTGTGCGGCCAGCCGAAACAGAAACAGTCTCGTAGGCCGCAGGTTCAGTTTTTTGCGAGTTCCTCAACATCGTCATCGGTCAGGGCGTTGTGCTTCATCGCCGCATCCCAGATGCGAGTGATGACGCGAGCCGACTTGCCAGCCAGCAGATCAATCTCGGCGGCAGTGAAAAGTAGTTTGCCATCCTCGTCGCAAAGGACACGCTGCAAGAACTTGCTCCGGAAGTTCTCGACTCCTTTATTTTTGTTGACTATCCATTCGTTCTCGTATGAATCACGCTCTCCGACTGTCATAACGCGAACGAATACACTCCCGCCCCAATCTGGCACCTCGACTTCCTTCAGGCCCATGTCGTCGGCTGCGAGAATCTGATCTTTGCTGAGTGCCATGTTCAGTTATCCACGATGCGGAAGGATACGGTGTATCTCGTCACTCCGTTCAGGAGCGACCGCCACCGACTCCCAGATAGCATACGTTGTGAGCCCTGCTCCGCCACCGGTCACCACGAGTTGGTCTCGTGTTCCGAAGTTGCTGATGTTCGTGTTCGCCGAGCCAAGGCATGTAACAGATATGCTCCCTTGCTCCGCAGACCATGCGACGGCTCGCCCTGTTCGCGAGCCGCCGTAGTTCCACGACAACTCCTGCACCTCAGTAAAAGGCGTGCCGCCCCAAGTCACGCTGATGCCGGTCGAATAGGTTGCCACGGTTCAGGACACCCGAACGGTAGCACTTCCTCGCACGACATCATTGACAGCAAGCGTCAGGCTGCTGCTGACGATCGTGGCGTTGCCAGACAAAGTGACAGCACCGCCGAGGCTATAGGAACCTGTGCTGCCGCCAGCCAACTGGCTTGTGCCGATGTAATCAAACGACACTTCTTTGCCCGTTTCGCCGGTTGCGGAGCCAACGAGCGGACGCTTTTGAGTGAGCATCGTGCTGCCGGTCGTCTGCCCGAGATGGCTGATGTCAATGCGGTCAGTCTCGCCGCTGACATCACTGAAGTTCACGGTGATATTCGTCACGGTGAACGTCGTGCCAGCAAAGACGAAACTTGTTCCACTGCTGTCATGTGGCGTTGTCGCCATGTCGTTAAGTCTCCTGCCAGAGAATCTCGTACTCTTGAGTGATCAGGTAGGCATTCGGGACTTCCGAGCCGTCGATCGCTGCGATGCCATCAGCCTCGCCGTCGAGCCGGCAAAGGCTGACAGTTGTATTGTCGAAACTCCCGGTGAACCCATCCAGAATGCCTCGTGCGGCATCTGCTAGTTTTCTGGCTGTGAAGTAAGTCTCAGCGTAGATCTGGAGATCAAGGCGAACTTGAGGAACTCCCATCGGCCTTCCGAGAGTTTGCTCTCGCTGAACCGAAGATCGACGCCATATCGCGAAAGGAAGCGTTGCATCAGCCGGTGCGATGTTTGGGTAGACGCGATGCCCGGCGAGTGAAGTGAAGTCCGCATCGCTGATGATCGCGTTGCGAAACACTGTCTCAGGTGACTTCCAGATCATGCTGCCCTCACAGGGATGAATCCTGCTATCTTCTTGTTCGTGATCCTGAGTTGCCTTGCGACCGTCTTGTTGACTTCAGTTTCGATCGCGGCCTTTGACTCATCGAAAGATCGTTTGATCGGCTGGAGAGGAAGCACCCTGCCGGTACTGGCTCTCTCGCTTTTCTTTGCTCGCTTACAATAAGCGTTCGGGTAGGGCGGGCTTGTTTTCACTGGCGGGTATTTTCCGATCATCTTGAAAGGACCGAAACGCTTGAAACTCGACGCGATCGGTCCATCAGTTCGCCGCTCCTTCGTGCCGAACTCAAGCAATCCAGCATGAAAAGCACGATCAGGTCCGAGCCGTACCGTGCCAGAACTTGCAGCCGAGAATCCACCAGTGACAGCCTGAAAGCCAACGAGCCCAACTGCATTCCCGCTCTCTGGATATTCGACAACCTTCGCAACCGTGCCTGCGAGCAGGTTGCCTGTCGGCCCCATGTGATTTCGGCGGATGTACGACTTCAGCCTTTTCAAAGCAACTTCGACAACAGGCTCAAGTGATTTTTCCATCACTTTTGCGACGGCTTCCGCAGCGTATTCATCAGAAAGTTTCTGCTGTAGTTTCCCGAGTTGAGGGAAACTCACCTCTTTGACGACTTCGTAACTCATTCGCCAAACTCCGCACAAAGTGCAACATGCTCAGAACGGTTCTCGTATTCAAGCAGGCTGACAATCTGGAGTATCCTGTCACGCCATTTGAGCCTGTCCGTATGCTTGAGCCCATCGACGTATCGCATCCTCACACGATGTGTGAGTCTCGTCTCTTGCTGCCCATCCACGAGTGCCTCTCGTGATGATACGCCGTTTACGCTCGCCCATACGGTTTGCGAGTCAGCCCAAGTGAATGTCGCTTCGCCGAGGGCATTGTTCACCTGAGTCGGAACCTGGATCGTCACTCGCTCACGCAACTCGCCGGGCCTGATCATCGGTACTGGCCCCATTTCTGCGAGTCGAGGAGGGCCTTGACGCCAAATGGCACTTCGTTTGATGCCACATTGTCAGCAGCGAGGCGTCGCTCGTAGAGATGCCCAACGTGCATGAGGATCGCGTGTCGGATGGCAGCAGGCACATCGCTGCCGCTGGATCCGTATCCTCCCCACCATGTCACCGTCACTGAGTTCTGGTCTGCCAGATGACTCGGCCACGAGCCTCCGTAGTTCGTCCTGCCAACTCCCGGAGTGGCTTCACGATCAACGCGGTACTCGCTCGTTGAGAGCGTTGCCGTGCCGAGGCTCTCATTGAGTGTGTATGTGATGCTGACTGCTGTCGTCGTGCCTTCCTGTGCCATCGGAGGGCGAGGCATCTCGATCTCCCACGGGAACATATCGAGTTTCATCTGCCACTGCGTGTAGACCAGCGAGCGATCGAGGTATGTTTCTGCCCACTGCCTCGCGGCGGTGATCAATGTGCCGATGTAGGTGTCGTCATCGCTCGTATCGACACGCAGGTGAGCCTTCGCCTCGCTGACGCTAACAGGCTCAACCGCTGGCTCGGTTGCACGGTTCAGTGAGCGATACTCGGTGCGTTGATTGTCGAGGAATCTCACTCAGGCACCCTCCATGCGTTGTCAGGCCTGCGATGATTGACGAGGAAGTCTGTGCTGTGCTGATACACTGGCTGCGTCAGATTTTCTCCCGGCCATGTCACCATGTACTCTCCATGACCCAGCACCACGCGAGGCGAGACATAGAGCCGATTCCCTGCCTTGCGGAACTGCCGCCAGAAGTGGATGTCGTCATCCGTTCTGCCGTCTCCCCATTCTCCGCTATCGTTGGGCGTTCCTACAAACCACGGCTTAGGAGTTCGCTTGAGTGCCGCAGTCGAGATGAATGTGCATCCGAAGTGAGCGGTGTCTACTTCCTGAACAGGTGCGGCAAACCATTCGCGAGGGACGCTTGATACATGCTCGTCGCCGTCGAGCATCCCTTTCATCGTCAGCATCGGGCGACCATCTTCTCGCTTCGTCTGCAACCCTGTCACGG